CCCAGTAGCCCGCGCCGACGGTATTCAGATCAATGACCTGCGAAGTCACCGTTTCGGACGTGGCTTTGCGCAGTTCGCGCCAGCCGTCGAGATTCCACGGATAGGCGTAATCGAGCGCGGTGTTGATGTAGGAGGTGAACCGCGCATTGAGCGTGGCGTCTTGCGCGCTGAGCAGGCCTGCGTCTTCGATGCAGCCGTCACGCAGCGTTTTGAAAGCGACGCCATTCATGCAGCCACCCCCATTCCGTATTTGCTGCCGAGCACGAGCTGCGGCGCGGCGCCGCGCGAGGTGTCCATGTCAGGCGTCCAGCCGCTGCGTGGTTGCGCGCTTTGATACTTCACCACGGTCTGCGTGTTCTTCTTGGCGTAGTCGCGGCGGAATTCGTCCTCTGCCCACACGTTTTGACAGCCAAGTTCATTCCGGCCTTTGTTGAGCCAGTAGAAATAGGAATTGGAGTCGATGCTGCTGGAGATGTAGCCCAGGCCATCGACGGCGGCGCTGCGGGCATGGCCCACTTCGGCGCGGCTTTGCTCCTTCTGCATGGCCCAGTGCTTCTGCAATTCCCAGCCGGTGCGAAACTCCTTCTCGACAGCGGCGACAAGCGCGGGTCCACCCTGCGCGTGCAGCTCGGCAATGAGTTCTTCGGAGTCAAACATGTGTCAGGAAGGAGTGAAGCAAAGGATTCGGTCAGCCATCGCCAGCCCCTGCTGCGGCCCGGTTTGATCCGAGCCGCAGCAGGTTGTGCTGTGAGGCGTTGGGGTTTGCCGTCAGGATCGACGGCAAAGCATTAGATGAGCGCACCCACGTCGAGGATGCGGAGATAGATCTCCGCAATGCCCGCGGTGATGTCCGACGGGGCACCGGTGGCGCTCTGCGTGGTGAAACGGCATTGCAGCGTGGCAGCGCTGGTGCCTTCGACCTTGTTGGCAGGCACACAGCCAGCGGCTGCGGTGAGCATGCCGGCCGTCTTGCACGAGGCAGCAGCGATGGCCAGCGCGGTGTTGCTGCTGGTGCCGAGGCTGAGCGTGAGCGTGCCGGTGGTGGCAAAGGCCGTGGGGATGTAAATGGCCACGCGGTCGATGATGTAGGCGGCCGGAGTCGTGCCGAGCGTCACCGTGACGGTATCGCCCTGCGTGGTCCAAGTGCTGGTGTTGATGATGTCGAAGGGCACGCGGAAAACGTGCGTGAAGCCATACTCTCCAGCGACTTCGGCGGAGAGCGGGGCGATGCGGATGTTGTTGCTGGCGCTGGTGGCGGTGGCGAGGGTAACTGCTTGGTCAGCCATAAAAGTGTCCTTTCAAAAAGTGGGTAAGAATGAATCTGCGGAGGAAGAAATCCGGGGCCGCGCTCTTCACGCGGCCCCGGTGTCAGGGTTAGTCAGAGGTGGCGGCGAACTTCGCAAGGCCGAGCGGGTTCTTGACCGCGAGGCCGAAGATGGCGCTGATCACACCACGCGGGCCGCCGTCCAGGTCAGGCAGCGCCTTGTAGGCCCACTGCTTGTTGAACTTCAGCTCGAGCATCGAGGGGTCGATGGCGTAGCCGCGGCGGGCATCGGCCGCACCGGCGGAGAAGCCGAGCCAGTTGGACAGCACGAGGTCGTAGGTGCCGAAGTCACCGGTGAAGCTCTCGATGGTGTCCTGCCACTTGGTGCCGGTGCCGCGAGTCGTTTGAAGGATCGCGGTGTTGCTGGCGACGGTGGGCTGGTAGCCGACCATTTCGGTGAAGCGAGCCTTGAGGCTGGTGCCGCACACGAGCATGTAAGTGCCGCGTTTGCCGGTCTGAGCATACTGGCTTTTCATCACGTTGTTCACGACGGCACGGGTCACGCTGGCCAGCGCGGTGGCGTCGATGCTGGCGGAGGGCGTGCGGAAGGCGGAGGGCACCGGAAGCACCGCCTGCGCGGTGCTGAGCGCCCACTTGCCGAGGCCGCGGGTCTTGTAGGGCACCGTGCCGTTGTCGGCCTGCGCTTCGTTGTCGCTGCCGAGGGTGGCTTCGACGTCGCGTTTGCACTCGATGGTTTTCTTGGCGATGGCACCGGCCATTTCGGAGGCGAGGCCGGCCACGTCGGACACGTCCTGCGCCATTTCCGTGACCATCGGGGTGCGGCGCACCTTCTGGACGTAGTTGGAGAGCAGGCCGCGATTTTCGGCGGCGTCTTCGTAGGTGCTCACGTCGGCACCATCGACAACGCCGTCGGTGCTCGGGGTGGCGTAGCTGTCGGCCTGCCAGTCAAAGCGGGTCTTGACGGCGGCTTTCCCTTTCGGGATGGCGGAGAGCAAAGGATAGTCCTTCGCGTCGATGTTGTAGATGGCGTCGGCGAGGTCTTCGCGGCGTCCCACTTGGGTGCGTTCAAAGGTGGCGGGCATGATCTTGGAAAAGGTGAAGTTTGAAGTTCAGGTTTTCCGCGAAGGTCCGGGCTTCACAGGTCAGGCAGCATCCTTCAGACTGGCGACCGTGCTTTGCGCGAGGCTCATGGCGAGGCTGGCAAAGGGTGCGGGCTGGTCCGATCGGGATGCCTGGCGGCGAGCAGGCGGCGGGGGAGCAGGCGGGGCGACTTTCTTGGCGACGCTGGCGGCGGCTGGCTTGCCGCTGCCTTTCTTCACGAGTTCATAAGCACCGCTTTCGAGCAGCTTTGCCACGGCGAGGCGGCCCAGAAGAAGGGCACGCTGCGGGCTCAGGTTGATCTCGGGATGCTCTGACTCGATTTCTTTCACGAGGGCATGGCGGCTGCTGGTGGCATCGAGCACGAAGGGATACTTCTTGCTGGCGATGGCCTTCGCATCGGACTCCTTGGCCAGGCGGTCTTTCAGCACGTTGCGGGCTTTGTCGGCCTGCTTCAGTGCCTTCTCCATCTGGCGGCGGTATTGACGCACCTGCTGCGGGGTGTATTCCACTTCGTTGCCTTGCGCGTCCTTGCCGATGTAGCCTTCCTGCTCGTGATCCTCGGCCCACTCTTTGGCTGCCTGCCATTGCGCTTCGAGCTGGGTCAGATCCTTCTCCGTTTTCACGGCCTCGAATCCTTCCGGCATGCCGTAGAGCGGCGTGCCTGCTGTGGTGCCCTGGCTTTCCAGCTCCTGCACACGGGCTTGGATTTTCTCAAGCTGCTCGCGCAGTTCGCGGTTTTTGGCCCGCGTCTTGAAATTGTCCTTCTCCAGTGCCTTGAGCTTGGTGGCGGCCTCCTTCGTGTCCTCGGGAGCGTCGTCATCGTCGCCTGCTTCCCCGTCGTCCGCATCGTCGTTGGATTCGTCAGCATCAGAATCGTCTTCGACGGTCACCTCGGCAGACTCATCCTCATCGTCGGGCAGGATCGCATCGCGGTCCTGATTGGTCCCGTCCGTGCTGTTGGACTCATCAGCGTCATCGGTGCCCGTGTCGTCGTCATCATCGGCTGTCGAGGTGACAGGTGGAGACTTCGGTTTCGCGGCGGCTTGTGTCGGCTGGCTTTTGGCCTTCGCCTTCACCGGCTCTGTCTTGACTCCTTCCGCGGCACCCAAAGCGGCCATCTGCTCGGCAACCGTGTGGCCGGCCAGTGACTCAAAAATGGACAACGGAGATCCGTCAGGACCGCCCTGAACGCCAGCTTCTACGGGTGCGTTCGAGCCCGTGCCGCCTGCGGAGGCGACATCACCACCTGCCGAGCGGGCAGCCGGTGCGTTTGGAACCGCATGAAATGAGATGAACATAAGACGTGCGCCCTGCGCACGCCGCCACTGCATCACACTGCCTGTTTGCCGACAATCTCACGCGCTCCGAATCTGACACGATCTGCCGCAATGTGAGGCGATCTGAAGTGATGTGCGGCTCAATTTCCCGCCTTAGCCTCCGGCTTCTTCCGCGCCGTGAGCCGGATGATGTCCGCTCGCAAGTCCTTCAGGTATCGCGCCGCGCCGCTGGCCTCATCGCGGATGCGCGGCTCTTGATTGCGCACGGTCATTTCCGCATGCGCTTCGCCGATGAAGCATTCCAGCAAGCTCATCACGGCCCGCATCTCCCGCGTGTCATGCGTGGCTTCGAGTGCATCCGCAATCTGGTCTTCGGTCAAAGGACCGGATTCCATGCAGGTTTCAATCAGCAAGCGTTTGGATGGGCGTGGCATGAGATTTTCGGGTTCTGGGTTTAATCACCGGAATGTGGTTCTGGATAATCAGCGTTCACTCCACCACCGGCTTAAATCCCGTCCGCCCCACCTGCGCATTCTCCGTGCGTTGCTGGACGGCAAACTGGAAGGCGGCCATGCGGCGGTTGAGCATCTCGGTGAACATGCCTCCGGCGGCATAGGCCTGCGCCACGGCGGGGTTCTTCTGCATCTGCTCTTGATCCACCTGCAAACGGGTGGCGGCATCCATGCTCTCGGTGACGGTGGGCTCGACGCCGGTGAGCAGCATGGCGATGGCGGCTTTCTCTTCCTCGGCCTCGGCGGCATTGCGCTCGCTGAGGCTGCCGGTGACCAGATCGGCCAGGCCGGGATCGATGTTGTTGAGCAGCCACGACACGACGGGCACCGTGGGCACCTGCCCGGCGACGCCGGGGATGCTGAAGGCATCTTTGAGAGCGGACCAGCGCTTTTGCAGATACTCCATGTCCAGGCTCTTCACATCGAACTCGAGCACGAAATCAAAGCTGCCTGCGATCTCCTCGCGGGTGACTTGGAAAGGCTGCGGACCATTGCCGAGCACGCGGCTGACATAGAGCGGGTCCATGAACTGCTGATCGAGCGCCAGGATGCGGCGCAGGATTTCGCGCTCCTCCATGAGCGCACCGGCCACCAGCCATTGCTGGTGCATCTGGACCTTGGCCACGTCGATCTCGCGGTGATGCAGGCCAAGCAGATTGGCCACGTCCTTGCGGATCTCGTTGGCATCGAGGATCGTGCCTTGATCCAAGGGAGGCGGGCGCATGTAGTCGGCATCGCCGCCAGACTCGACGGGCAGCTTCGTGCCGGGCTCGTAGTCCCAGCG